AGTAGATACAAGTACATTAAGTTTCCTGTAAATAGGTATTAGCTCTTCTCTAGTTAATGCAGCTATTTTGAATCCCATAGAAAGTTGACGATCAAATCCGTCGTATGTTCTAAATTGTTGAGGATTACCTAAGTACCTTGTACTATTCCAATTACCTGTAAAGGTATCTGAAAAGCTATCTAAGAAAGCTCTAAATCTAATATTAATAGGAGTTTCTTGGTCATATACTGAAAATCCGAAAGGAATTAAATCCATTTGGTCATCAAAAACAGAAGGTATTGATTCTCCTCTGCTAATTTTGAGAGCATTAATTGGATCTGCAGTATTAACAGAATTACCTATTTCACTTGTATAGTTTATTCTACCATATTTAGCTTTATCGGAATCGGTTTCAGATAAGGGTAACTTTTTACTTTTTTTAATACCTGCTGAAAGTGCATTGGAATGACCTGATTGTATTATTCGTTTTCCAGCTTTACTATTATACTCATTTGTATAAGTTCTTTTTATGTAGTCTCTAACATCAACTCCTCCAAACTCTTTACTTCCTTTATATAGATGTAAACCTAAACCATTTAAAGGTGTTTGTCCTATATTTGTCAAAGCAGTCAAAAGTATGTCTTTACCTTCGTCTAAAAGTTCCTTACCTAATGCGGCAGTTCCTTTATATAATGCTTTTTTATCTACAGCACTAATAAATCCAGTTAAGGCTTGTTTTACTACGTGGGTTATCCCGGGTTTAGCAATAACAAGTTTAGCCATACGTATAGTATCGTCTAATCGCTTTGCAGCGAGGATACCTTGTACAGCTAAGCCGGAATTTCTTCCGCCTTCTTTATCTATATCTTTTACAATAAGAGGTTTACGATTTAAACCGCTCTCAAATTTTAAAGACTTTAGATCAGTTTTTAGATCTGTTAATGCCATAAATATTACGTAGGAGGATTATCCAAGTACTTTGCTGGTGTTGCTCCATCTAAATCGATAGCTGAAGAACCTGCAGCGATATTTCCTCCGTCAACATGTACTTTGGTTGTATCAGCGGATGCTCCTGCTCTTAATGCTGGTTGTGCTCCTCCAAGACCTAAAGTTGTTGTTGCTAATGAATCAATAAGTGCCATAGTTGTTTAGTTTTAATTGTTAATATACTTATAAATAGTTTATACTCTTGTTAATGATTGACCGACTTTGAAAGTGTTCATTTTTATTATATTTTTCTGCGGTGATTTTATGTATTGATATAGTAGTAATGTTTGATTTCTAAGTTCTAGTAATTCTTTTGAATGTTGCTTATCACTTGATTCTTTTAATTTCTTTAGCTCTACTAATTGATTGTTTGCTGCTTTTGCATTTTCTCCTAAAGGATTTTCTAATACATCTCCTAAACTATCCATCGCTTTAACAGTACCTTTAGTACTCTTTTCTATCGCAGTATTAATAGCTGTAGTGAATGTCTTAGCTTGATCTTTAGACATTTGCATTAACGGTGCAGTAACCTTTTTAATTTCTTTCTGTTTGATCTCTGGGGATGCTGATTTAGTTTTATCACCCATTCCGACAAAGTTTTTAACACCTTTCCATGCACTACCTAGCATATCTTTAGCTTTAGAAGCTAATCCACGAGCGGCTGCTCCGACTGCATTTGCAAAACCTCCACTTTCTGATATGAAGTCTCCTATCTTACTAGCAACTTTAGATGCGCCTTCTCCTATAGATGAAGCAAAACCTGCGATTTTGTCTCTAGCAGTACTAGCAAAATTAGCTACTCCTGCACCTACAGTACTGGCAAATGCTCCAATCTTTTCTTTTGCTGAAGTTGCAAAGTTAGATATACCTTCACCTACTGCACTGGCTAATTCGACTGCTTTGTCTTTTGCTGAAGTTGCAAAGTTAGATATACCTTCTCCGACAGATGAGGCAAATGCAAATGCTTTATCTTTTACTCCGACCGCAAAGTCTTTCATTCTACCTGCTACTTCAACAGCTTTGTCTTTAACACCTACAGCAAAGTCTTTAATTTTGGCGCCTACCATAATGGCACCTTCTTTAACTTTATTACCTATCTCCTTAGCTTTATCCCAAGTAGCAGTTGCAAACTCGCTTACTCCTTTTCTAAGTGTAGAATTAGGGTCTGAGAATACTTTAAACCCTTCTGATATTAACCCTATTGCTCCACCAACAGCTGCGCCTACAGCTGTACCTACCACAGGAATAACTGAACCAATAGCTGCTCCTGTCATTGCACCTCTAGCACCTGCAGAAGCAATACCTAATGCTTCATCTCCTGCACCGCCTTTCTCTATACCTAATTTTTCACTAAACATCGAGCCTTTTTCAGCTCCTCCAGTTAAAGCACCTAAGACGCCGGCTTCAACTACGCCCATATCCTCTCGGATACCTTGTTCTTTCTTTTGTTCAGCAGTTAAATCTTTAACTTGATTAACACCTTTAAAAGCACCCATTGCTAATTCTAATGGTGCTAATATCTTACCCCCTACGGTTTTTAATATACCACTAGCTGCTCCTGAAGGAAATTTAAGTTTAGAGAAAATGTTACCTAAATTAGGTAATTTTATTTTAGAGAATATCTTAGTAAGATTTGGAAGTTTCATTTTAGAGAACATCGTTCCAAATCTACCTATTTGTTTACCTAAGAAGCCACCTTTCATTTTCAATGCTCTAAAGAACACTTGAGGCTTTTTAAATAAAGTTTTTACCTGTTTAAAGAACCCCGCTTTACCTAAAGATTGGGTAAGATCTCCGGCATTCATTCCTCCACTTACGGTATGAATAGGATCCATTGCGCTACCTGTAGGTTTATTAGAACCTAGTCCTAAGAAACTTTTAATCCCGCTAAAAACACCTTTTGCAGCTTTAAATGTTATTGCTGCTCCTCCTCCAACTGCTAAAACTCCTAAAAATCTTCCTACGTTTGAACCAGATTTAAAATAGTCAAAGCCTTCTTCAAAAGCTTTAGATATTTCATCCCACATCATACTCCCGATATTTGACATACCAGCCATGAATCCATCGTCAAAACCGTCAATTATATCTGAGGCAAAACTATTTGCTCCAAGAGCCATGTTTTCTTGGAACTTTGCAATTTTGTCTCCTAAAGAAGTTAACTTGCCGGTTGTTTTTTCTACAGATTTAGCAATATCTTCTTGAGACATTTTTCTAGCTTTGCCGTTTGCTTCTTCTGCTGCTCCTGATTTTTCAGTTAAAGTAGATAGGGCCTCACCGTTTTTTATAATATCATTATATTGGTCTCTTGTGATACCTAATGTAGCAGCAAACTGTTCTTGAAGTTTTACGTTATTACCAATTCTTCCTTGGTTCTCCATAACAAGCCTTTTCATTTCTTCGGCCTGTGTAGTTACATTTCCTGTTAAAGCTGCTTCTCTTAATTTATTTAAGTTTAACTGTTTACCGAGCATCATCTCAGTAGTCATTTCATCAGTTAAACTTTTCTGGAAGTCTGTTGTTGATTCAGATGCAGCTCTTATGTCCTCCATTGACATACCTAACGATCTTGCTGCTGCAGCGGCTGCTGCTAATGCTCCAGGTTGTTTCCCTATGCCTCTTAAAGTTGTGGCAGAGGCTTTACCTATATCTTCAAAAATAGCTTTAGTACTTATAGAGACGTTATTCATCTCATTAAACCTAGCTACTCCTGCTGTGACTGCATCAACAGTCTCAGTCATTGTCTTTTTATTCGCTGCTGAATTTTTAACTATATGAGCTACGGCATCAACAGATACTCCGTATTTATTTGCTAACTTAATAGCTTGTTCTGTAGTTTCTTTGGTAAAGTCTAAAGACGTACCAAGAGAATCATTTATTCCTGCTATTGTAGCGGCAGCTTCATTTAAAGGTACACTAAATTTTCCGGCTGCTGCAGAAACTCGACTCATCTGAGCTTGCATATTTACCATCGATCCAGCAACGCTCTTATTTAATGTTACTACAGCTTCAGAAGACTTTTTGGCTCCATCAACTGCTAAAGAAATGAATGCTGTTAATGCAGCTGTAAGTCCTGCAAATACAAATCCTCCAAAAGCTTTTCTAACCGCTTCTCCTGCTCCTTTTCCTTCTGCTTTTAGTGTTTTAAACTTCTTAGAAGCCTCCGATATACCACCAGTTAAGAAGCTAATTGCGCTACCTATAATAGGTATACCAGATGCAGCAGCTCCAAATTTCTCAAATGCTTCTATAAATTTTGGAGTGGCATTATTTACTTTTTCTATTTCAGTAGATAATCCTTGAGCATAGTTTAAACCATTTTCTATCTCTTGAGCTGCTTTGCTAAGGTTTTCAACCATCATATCAGTGGTAATTACCTGAGCTGATAAGTCTTCTTGCTGTTCTTCTAATGCTTCTGCTACTGCTTTTTCTACCTTAAGCTTATCTTCTGCCGATTTTACTACGTTGGAAGCGTCAGTTTTCATTTTTTCAGCAGCTTCCATTTGCTCCGATTGAGCTTTTATATTATCTTGTTCAGCAGCTAGCTGTGCTTTTTTCTGATTTATTATTTTAACTAACTCACCTTGTGTTGCTTTTGCCCCTTTTGATTGTTCAAAAGCTTTTAATCCTTCCTTGCTGGATAGTAAAGCTATTTGCTTTGATAAGTCTTCACTCTTCTTTTGAGATTCAAATGCTGCATCAGAAGCTGTTTTTCGTTGAGCCTCCGCATCTTTAGATATGTCTTTTTGTTGTTGTTTAGCAGCTATAACTTGTTCTTCAGCTAAAACAACTTGTTTAATCTGTTCTAAAAGAGATACCTCATTCGCGTATAATTCTCGACCGAGTACTTCTGCTCTTTCTGCTAGCTCGGCTTTTTGTGCCTGTACTGATGCTTGTTCTGCTTCAGCTTTGAGTACCTGTTTTTCAAAAGCATTACGTGTTTTTGTATCTTTTAGCTGGTTCGTAGTAAAACCAGAAAGTTTTTTAGCAAGATCAATATTATCTTTATATGATTTACTAAAGTTTTTTACTTGTCCTGCTATCTCATTACTAGACTTAACTGCGCGTTCGGCGAAGACAGCATCGGCTGCTCCAAGATTCTTAAAGGCACCAGCTAACCCTTCAAGAGCTGCTTTAGCTTGCGCTCCTTCCCTATTGATCATTTTTAATTGATCTATACGTGCTTGTGTAGCTCCTTCGTTACCTTGTAGGGGATCTTTTTCTTCCGCCATTTACCTATGAGTTTAATATAAATAGCAAAGGCTCCTAATTATTTAGAAGCCGTTGTGCTATAGGATGGAGAAATATCCGGTCCTTTTGGTCTATTATCTGTGGTTTGTTGTTGAGCGCTTTCGTTTTCTTCGTTTTGCTCTTTATACCACTCGTTAATATAGTTGAAAGTTAATCTTCTTAACCATATCGGCATGTTATACACAGTATGCCAGTCATAGCCACCTTTACCATGAAATACTATGTCGTGTATTTGCCGAAATAATCTGCTTCGCGTTTCCGCAGCAGCGTTAGGCGTCAGGCCAAAAAAAGTTGATCGTCACAGGGACGTCGATGTCCTCCCCAACACCGTCTTCATCCACATGGTAGACTTTAAATTCAACATCTGGTTGTACTCTTGCGTATTCTTCTCTCAATGCTCTTGCATCTTGAGCTAATAGCCCTTGGTCAACAAACTGTCTTATTGTAGATACCTCTCTATCTCCATTTACTGAAGTAATAATGTACTTCATTCTAGTTGATAGTGTAGCGCTACTTTCTCTGTTGATTTTCTTTAGTCCTTCTACTTCTCTGTCAATGTTTTTATCATCTCCATGAGTAAGAAGTTTAAAAGTTACTTCATTACCACTTTTAGGTAGTCCAAAAGTAAACTCTCTCTGTCCTTGTTCAAGACTATCGAAATCTAACTCTTTATCTTTGATTTCAGTTAAATCAACTGTAATATCTTTACCGTTATATTGAATATCGTAATCTTTACCGTAAGATAATATACGTGCTGCAACCATAATTGCATTTTTGTCTCCAATAAGTAAATCGTTGTAGTTGAAATCTGATACGATTAGTGATTGTAATAACTTATCAATTACTACTCCTTTTTCAATGTAGTTTTGATTCGTTAAGATATCTTCCTCTTTGGCAGTCATATACTTCATTTCGACTTTACCACTGGCCAGAGGGTGATCGGATGGGTATAACTTACCTTTAGATGGAATGTCTACCTGTTCGGTAGGGATTTGAAATTTAGGCTTTTCTGCCTTTTTTACTTGATTTTCCATAAATTATTAATAATTAGAACTAGTTTATATATAAATATACGAATATAAACTTTTAGAAACAACTATAAACTAAAAAAAAGCCCCACAAGGGGGCTTCTTAATATATAATAAAGTATTTTATTCCTAGTAATTCAATATACAGTAATCCATGTTGATTGTAATTCCTAAATCAACTACTGCATCAGAAGACCAGTCAAATTGACCAAAGTCTCCGTTTGTAACGAATGCACCTTTAATGATCCATTCTCCAATTACGTCCCCTACAGGACCTAATACGTTAAGAGTTAAATCTTTTTTGTAGAAATCTGAATATCCAGCTCTACCAGTTACTGATTCGTATCCTAGTCTTGCCCATTCCATTACGGCTTGTGCTCCACTTGGAGTTATCGGATCGTATAGAGTCATAGTCATCTCTGCCCATTCTCTCTTTCCTCTAATTTTTCTGTATGAATTTATATGGTCTAGCTTTACTACGTTGTCTGTAAACGTAGGTGCTTTGACGTTTTTTATCATGAATGATGGAATTGCATCAATATACATGATAAATCTGTTTTGGACTTTCGGTTCGAAAGCTCTGAACATTATTTCGTTAGGATCTAATACTGCCATTTTATGTTATCTTTATTATAAATATTCAACTTTTAAATTTATTCACCTAATGTTGCACCTGTTGGTAAGATTACGAAATCAAGTGTAATGAATTCCGCTGTTTTTGCAGGCTGAATAAATATCTGCCCTACCAATTGGTTTCTGTCAATTACGTCTGCGGTGTTATTCGTGTCGTCCATTACTACTCTGTAAGCATAAAGACCTTGTCTCTGTACCACTGATTCTAAGTAAGGATTAACGTTAGACAAGAATGTATTTCTTGTTGCAATTGTATTTTGTTCGAATACTAATGATTTAGCTTGATCTCCTAAGAATTTCTTAAGGTCAATTAATAGTCTTCTAACATTTACTCTATCTAGTGCTGATTTTTTCTTCTGTAATGTCTTTTGACCGAATACTGATATTCCACTTCCTGGGAATGTAGCGATTGGGTTAACATTAGCACTATATAATGTATCTCTTTGAGATCTAGTTAATTTTCTTTCTGCTTGAATTACATCTGATATTCCACCTCTAGTTAAACCAGCTGGTGCAAACCATGGTGCTGCAGCTCCGTCAGTGAATGTATATACACCTGGAATTACAACTGAGGCAGGAACGAACTCTAACTTGCCAGTTGAAGACTGCATTTGTAGCCAAGGCCAGTAAGTAGCTGCATAAGAACTATTAACTGATGCTGCATTTCCTGCTGCATTAGATACTGAAGTTCCATATGAAGATAAATCTACTACTGCAATATTGTCTCCTCTATTAGATGCTAATGAAATAACTGCATCTAATTGAGTTTTATGATCTCCGAATGAATAAATTAATCCTGGAGCAGAAACGATATTGAAAACGTATTCGTCTTGGTTAGTTAAAATTGAAATAGCATCCGAATAATCTGCTGCTTCTAAACCTTGTGTATTTCCAGCTGAAATTTCTGAGAAATGTTTGTTAGGTTCAGTTGACTGATATAAATTACCTGCTGCTCCGTGGAAAGATCCAGAAGATGCTACCGGTAAAGAACCAGTGTATGCTGCTGTTCTTACTGAAACTCCATCGTTAGCTAAGTAATTAAGTGTTTGTCTGTCTACAGATGCTACTCTAATGTAGTTAGATCTGTTTACATATGATCCTTTTGTAGAGATATAAGTCTGTCCACCATCTACTGATTTAGACTTATACTGATCTCCAATAATTTTAGCAACGTATCCTTCTGAATTAGGATCTAAACTAAGATCGTTGAATGATTCAAGTACTGTCTTTTGACTTAAATTATCATCTCCTCTTCTGATCAATAATGAGAATGTACCGTTCTTTGCGTCAACGTTACCGATTTCCCATCTAATATTTTCTGCGCTTCCGTCAACTAGTGACCCGTCGCTATTTTGTGCTCCTGCATCTCCTGCTCCTGTAGAGTTATTAAGTATAGCTCCTTTTCCTAAAGTTTGGATAGTGAATGGCGCTGTACCTGCATCTGCTGAAGCGATTGTAGAGTTAGAAGCTCCAGTGAAGGAACCGTTTACTACTCTAGTAATCAATGCTGAGTTACCTCCTTGCTCAAAGTAGGACTTAACTGCTAGTGAGGTTAAAAATTCGTATTTGTTAGAACCAGACTCGAAAGTAACACCAAATTTGCTTTGGTAGCTACCGTATGAAGTAACCACTGTTGGTTCTTCTACTGGTCCGATTACTGTTGGCCCTATAAAAGCTGCACCAGCTTCTAATGGAGCGGGAGCAATAAAAGATCTATCTTGCTCTCTTGATAGTACCCCTGGGGAGATTAATGATTCTGCCATTGTATCTTAAATTAGATTATTCGTTCTCTTATAAATATCGTTAGTAAATCGAAAACAGATCTGCCTGTTCGTATGATATTAACATTTATAAATAGGAAAAGAAAGTTGAAAACCTACTAAGATAAAAATGTAAGTTAAAAAAGTTTTTACTTAAGGGAGTTAAACTCTCCAGTTTCTAGATTTACTGTACCTTTTCCGTACTTTTCTTCTAGTGATTTTGATAAGTTAACTTCTTCATTTCTTAACTTAGCTAAGAAGTCTTCTGCTCTTTCTTGTCTAGCTTCTATATCTAAATTAATTATACCTATTCTCCCGAATTCTTCGACGATAGCTATATTTTTTGTTTTAATGTTTTCAAGTGCTTGAATTTCTTCTTGTGCTAATTTAGTTTTTTTTGCCATTACATTTTATTATTAGGTATGATTAAATCTGTATCTACTATTATTGGCGTTTTATTATTACTAAACCACTCAGTCCAAAATATACTTCCTTCGTATTCTTTTCCGTACTTCTGTTCTAACGTGTTATCTAGTTTATACATAGACGCCTCTATATCATTTAATATAAGAAAGTTTTTTTTAAAAGCCAACGAATGACCAGAAAATAATCTTTCATCTATATTCTTATAGTATACTGAGCCATATAAACAGTCTTCTCTGTTGTAGTCTTTTAATAAAGGTCTCGTAGCTAGTTTAGCTTTATTAAAGTATTTCTGTGTATCACCTTTAAATTCAATCTTATCTCCTATCAAGTTAGGTTTAAATTTTACTATCTTGTCGTATATATCTATATTAGGTATAAGATCTAACGCTCTATAAGTTGAATAAAAATAAGAATAAAGCTTTTTTTCGTACTTAGGAGGATCTACATAACATATCATCTTATTAGTATACTTCCTATATCTTTCAAGTTTATTTAACCATCTTGTATTATCTCTATCATTCCAGGTATGAACATATAAGTCATTACCTTTAATAAATGGAATTATATTATCGGACAGATCTTTTAAGTAACCTGAGATAATTACTGCTTCCATGTTTTCATGTCATTGTCATACGCTTGGTACCCTTTATTGAATATCTTAGAAGGGTAATTTTTGTAAGGTAATTGAAGGTGTTTGTTTTTATTCCAGCTAGACCCGTAACCAAATAAACGATATTGGGGTTTTTCATTTTTTGCTAATTTATCAAAATCTAGATCAGGTTCGCAAAATACATCTTCAATGTCTTTGAGGTATTTACTCATCTGTTCTGTGTATAAATTAGTTCCATTTAAATTTAACTCTTTATCTAAATACTTTGCGAATGCTAAATGTTGTGTTGTAGAAGGATGTGTTTCGTCTTGTCTCTTTCCAGGACCTTCATAATAGTAGTGAGGACGTTCCATAGGTACTCCCCATATAAATTCTTCTACACTTGACAATGCTTTTGCTTTATTAAAAGCTTCTTTTAGTTTTTCAAATGGATAATATTCTTTTATATAGTCTATATCTTTATTAAAGAAGCTAGTTGAGTATGGTTCTCCGTAAAAAAGAGAAATCCAAGGGTCTAACATATTAAAGGTAGCAAACTTACATTTAAGGTGCCTGCTAACATCTTTTACTGCTCTTACATAATTAATAAGTTTATATGCTTCGGCAACTAAATTAAAGTATTTATCGACAACTTTAAGAGGAATATCTTCTTGGTATTCTAAAGTACCTGGAGTTCTAAAGTATATGTCATGTCCGTGAATATGGTCCCATCTAGTTATACCTGACCATTGAACTATCACAGTATCGTTCTCAGTAAACTCGTATTTGCTTAGTAAGTGAACAGCAGTATTAAAGATATATGTGTTTCCTGCGCCTGAAGCTGCTGCATTAATTGTTTCATCAAAGTCTGCTCCTAGAATATCTGCATATGTAGGATAAGCATATTTAGAGTAACTACATCCGACAATGAACAGTCTTTTCTTATTGTAATCTTGTATTGCCATAGTGCACCACCTCTATTGATTCATCTTTAGCAGTATATGATCTCCATGGATCTAATACTATAGACCCTTCGGGGAATTCATAATCATGATGCTTGCCCATATGTCCTAATAGGTACACCGCTTTGTAGGGTACTGGTTGATCATATTCTGGTACAATACCTTGTTCAGCACAGAAATGACCTGTAAGTATTGATGTAGAGCCATCTTCATAGTCAACATCTGGTTTGTATGCTTTACCTAAAATTATAATTGGTAACTGAGCATTCTTTGCTAAGGTTACTAGTTTATCAGCTAGATTCTTTGCTTGTTTTTCTCTAGCATTCATAATAGCATCGAATAAGTCATATCCTATGTCTAAGTTTTCTGCCATATACCTTAGTGCAATATTGTCTCTAGGATGGCAACCTCCTCCATCTCCCATTCCTGCTTTCATATAGGAAGGACCTAATATCCTTTGTGTAGATCTTTCGAGTGCGCCTGTTATTACATCTACATTAATATTACCTGATTTTTCAGCTACATCTTGTATCATATTAACTAAAGCTACTTTAGTAGATATAAATGTATTGTAGAATATTTTTATTCCTTCTGCTTCATCCCAAGTACCTATTTCATATCTAGTACCTTCGGTAATAAATGTATGATAGAAATCTAAAAGTAATTTAGCATCTCCTGTTGTAGAACCGTCTTCTGTTCCAATAATAATCATTTCAGGGTTAACCATATCCCATTTTACTGTTCCCATAGCAATTAAGTATGGGTTATAGATAAACCTACCATTAGGAATTAAATCTATAAAATCTCTTCGTATTGTACCTGGTAAAACTGTAGATATAAGTACTACTAGTTGTTCCCTGTTAACGTGTTTATTTACTTCTGTAAGTACGTCTTTAACTATTTGGTAGTTAAAATCTTTATTAGGTAAATGTGCTGTAGGGTACCTACCGTCATAGTCTGGGTGATGAGGTGTTGGTACAGCAATAAAGATAAGTTGTCGATCTTGACATGCGTCTTTAATCGAAGGTACCATTTTAAAATTTTCAGGGGATACTGTATTAATATCGTAACCTATTACGTCATGTTTTTCAGCCATGACTTCGGCTGATTCTTTACCGAGTTTGCCAACTCCTATAAATCCTATTTTCATTGAAACTGTATTAATCTGTTATAACAATATATGATATAAATAGCTAAAAAGCAACTTTAAGCGCGGTTAATGTTACACCTCCAGTATCTATTCTTTCTTTGATAATGGTAGGCTAAGTGGAAGAACTCTTTATCTGTCATCTCTTCCTTATCGTAATGATCTAATGTAAGTGTTTCCTCTTCAACTCCTAAAGCATGTTTTACTGAGTCAAGTTTATATGTTCTAGTAAATGGGTATACTCTATCATTAGTATGACACATATCAATATTTAACTCAATAGCATCTGTTGCATCTATTTTTAGTTTATCTGTACAGAATTTGTTAAGTTCTGATTTAAGTAAGTCTATATTCTTATAAAACACTATACTCGTTGCTCCTTTATATTCCCAGAATACATCATCATCACCTAATACCTGTCTACCCCAAAACTCTTGTCTATCAAAAACTGCAGTTAATGAATCTACCGTCTCTTGCAACTCTCTACCGATAAGTGTGTCTGTATCCATAAAGTACTCTAACATTTTCTCTATAACGTCTATGTGTTTATATTCGTATTTCGAGTTTAGATACTCTAAGAGATAATGTCCCCAACCGTAATAGTACATGACTATGAGAAGGTGAGCTAATAAATGACCTCTATATACTTCAATCGGATTCGCTGCATTAGTTCCAATAACACCCCAGGTCTTTTCAACTATATAGTCTTCTAAATCATCTACACTTAAGTAAAAAGTATCTAACGGGACGTCTCTAAATTGAAGTCCGTGTTTTTCTATATACTCTGGTTGACCCATTTCAGCATTAAATGTTAATACTAAGGGGTGTACCATCAAGAAGTCTTTTTGCCCTAAATCAATTAATCTTTGAATACCATCTTTTAATGAACTGTAGGTTTCTTCTGGCATTGGCCATATTAGTTCAGAGTAGGTAGGTATATCTTCTTTTCTGTATTTTTCTAAGTATTCAAAAGCAGCATCATATTTAAGGTTTAATCTTCTAGAAGCATCTAATGTTTCTTGATGTAAAGACTGCATAGCAAAAGTAACTCCTTTAAAGAGTCTAGTTCCTGCTTCTTTATCTAACATTGCTATTTCGTATATCCGATCTGAGTTAGCTTTAGCCCATGTTACGTCCCAGAATTTAGGGTACCCATTTTCGAGTTTCTTTTTTATTACGTACTTAGTTATATCTACATCTCTTGGCATTAATCCCCAATTAGAGTCACATACTGCAACGTATTCTATTTTTCTATCAGACATCCAATCGATCTCTTTCTCGACTCTAGGCATTTCAAAGGTTTTAATCTTTTGCCAATATAAATCTCCAATATCACAAAAAGTACATCTATAGGGACAACCTCGAAGTGTTTCGTAAGTAACTTGCCACATTTGAGGACCATGTTCCTTTTCAACTCTTTCCATAATCCAGTCATAAAAACCTGTTAGGATCGGTGAGGGAATTAAATTTAAGTTATCTGCCCTTTGTGGAAGGGGACATAAAGTACCGCCTTTAGGAAATACATGAGGGATATCATCATATGATTCTCCTTTCAAATATCTTCTGAGGATTTCTTTTGAAGCCTGTTCTCCTTCTCCCATTACTGCGATATCAAACATAGGATACTTTTCAAAGAATTCTTTATCTCTTTTATCTACATTTGGTCCACCGGTAATAGTAAGACAATCTGGGTATTTATCTTTAATTAATTTAGCGAGTACTTTATTATATTCCCAATTCCAGACATAGGAACTTAACATTACTACGTGAGGTTCTTTTTCTAAAGAATCTACATATGTATGTGGATTTTTCTTTTCTATTAATACGTCTGCTACTTCAAAGTTTTCTTTTACTGCTTTACTTGTACTAGCATACATCCATTGATAGCTAATAGCTACCGGTAAAAAGCTATTAGGACCATATTTATCCGCTACTTGTATTAAGTATAAGTTTTTCATATGTCTTTAGAGTACCCTAAGTTGTCGTATATTTTTTTTGTAATGTTAGTAATAGGTAGAATAACTCCATGAAGATTCTCTTTACCTTTGTATTCTTTAGAGATATACTCTCTAAATACTCTCTTATTATGTATAGCAATAGGAATAGACTTTAACTTAAGTTCATTAAGTTCATCATCTGATTTTAATGTAATGCTTTTTAGTAACCTGGTAATAGCAATAACTCTATCAGCTTCAGAAACTATCTTATCATAAGATTCGTCCCATAAAGAATCATAAGTCATATATCCCATATCTTTGAGTTTCTCTAAAGAAAACGGTGAACCCATTATTATAAAAGGATGCCCAACACTAATAGGTTTCCATATTTTTTCTGAGAAAAATATACATCCAGGGTCCATAACAGTTTCTGAAACTACTGATAGGAATGTACTTTCATAATTTGATAAAGTAAAGTTTGTTGCTAAATTATCTACAGTTGAGATATCAATACTTCTTTCTCCTTCGCTTCTAAATTTATTAAACGAATTTTCGTTTATTACATTACCTGTATAAATGTCTGAGTATCTTAATCTGTTTTTTGGGAAACTTAAACTTATCAATCCTTTGTTTATTATTCTTTCTTGCCACATTAGGTATCCAAAAAGAAGTCTATGGTTACGTGGCTGTCTGTTGTAAGATAAGAAATATTTTTGAGGATTACTAATTTTAGCATCAAAAGGTACAATTTTTTCTTCATCGACTATATACTCCTCAGGTGGATTGAAAAATGTTTCGAATGAGCTGCAACCGTATGCATTTATTTTCAGGTTGTTAGCCTTAACATATGTATCACATATTAAATTACCGTGTATTACGCTTACGCTATAATCAGGTAGCTCAGCTTTGATTCTCCATCTTTCAATTATATCTAGTTCAGTGTTTGCAGTTCTAGTATACTTCCCTTCTGTTGTACATTCAATAATTAAGGCACACTTACCTATCTTAATGTCCTCTAATACAAGTTTAGATATACAAGAAAAACCGGTATCTAAGTTTAATCTAAAAAAATTATGATTATAAACTCTAATTATGTAGATGTGTTTATTGTCACCTATGTCTTCTATTTCTACGTCCTCATAATCTTCATGGAATGAAAGAGAATAGTGATGATCGTTATACTTACTTGGATCCTCTATGTATGCATTAATTACATCAGGTGTAAGAGTATGAAGTAGAGTGGGTATTTTCCCACCTTCTTGCATATTCCAAGTTCTAGAAGTGCCGTTTGGTCTATTGTGCCCTATTATACTGTCGTAGGGCTCTCTACTACATAATATCTTTTCCATTGCCTAGTTTATCGTATATTCCCCAAAGTTCTCTTAAGACTTGTTCTGGTTTTTCGCTTGTTCCGTATCCCCACTTCTGAATCATATTTCTATAATGAAGTTGTTTGTTGAACTCTAACACTTCATGCATTTCTTTTCTTATCTCTATCAGCTCTTCTTTACTTTTTTTGCTAAATCTATCTACTTCTTTAAGAATCATTTCTACTCTTAATCTGTATTCCGTTACATGGTCGTAACTTTCATCCCACCATCGATCAAAGGTCTTATATCCTCTATTTCTTAAGTAATTTAGAGTACCTGGGTTTCCTAAAAGAAAGAACGGGTGTCCTACTTGTATAGCTTTCCATGTTTTTTCTGATATGAATAGTGTTTTGTTCTCTACTAAAGTTTCAGTAATTATAGAACAAAAGGTTGATTGAAAATCTTGTAAATCTATATTACAGGCTAGGTTAAAGAATAATTTTTTACCAATCTCTATCGGCAGTTGTTTATTTAGCTTTGCATACTCTTGATCTCGGATACCATCTGCTCTTAATACATTATTTGGAGTCCACCAATCTGGTTTACCTAAACTAACTAAACCTTTATCGAGTAAGTTATATTCAATTAACTTAGCTCCTAAATAAATTCTAGGTCCTCTAGGATTTCTATTATAACTAAGGTATAAAAATTTATTATCGTTAGGAATAAAATCAATTAATGGCTCCTCAAATTTATCTGCGTTCCAATTATCAAAAGTATTATAAGGGTGTACTTTTATTCCTGAGTTTTTAATATCATCGTGTCCGTCTGCTTCTAAGTTTCCAGTAAAGAAGTGAACTGATCCTTTAGGAAAATGAGCTTTTTTCCTCCATTCTTCTGCTATTTTAAAATCGTCATTTCCTTCCATTCCGGAATAACCTTCCCATGGGTAAAATAGTACAACTGCAGCATCACCGTTTCTTATATCATTTTGATATTGTTGATCGATTAAACTAAATCCTAATTCTCTATTTAATTCAAAGAATTGAGGATTAAAAACAGTTATAATATATAAATGATTAGCGCCTGATAGTTTATCTTTACTTTTATAAAAACAGTGATTCGGATCTATAATATGAGGACGATGCTGTAGTTCTAATTTTTCAGCATCAAACCACTCTCCTGTTTCTCCAAAAAAATTCCAGATGCCTAAGTTATAAGGGTAGTGAAAAGTACCTGTTTCTTTTTTATACCAAGTCTTTGAAGTACCGTTAGGTCTAGGGCCAGCAAAAATAGAATCATAACCTTCTTCACTGAGGTTAATCTGCAGCCAGTCCAATCCGTCCCAGGTATCAGGTATAGGTAGGTAACTATTTTCAATCTTATTGCTCATACTTCTTTCCTTTAATTACTTTTGCTAATACTTTAGCTATGAGTTGATGACCTTTAGGTGATGGATGAGAACAAGGTGTCATTAGCCCTTTAGGAGTAAAGTTTTTAAGTTCTCTAGGCCAGAAGTACCATAGGTGATCATTTCCTGCTAAATCATGTCTATTTTCCCTATCTAATAGTACATCTACCATTTGCTTTCTTCCTTTTGGTAGCATAGCTAAGTTGCTCCAATCTATCGTGTCTACTAAGTTTACAATGAGTCCATCTTCGTCTTTAAAGCCTGGTGTAAAGTCTGTAAGAGCGTCTATAAGTTTTTCTCTTTCAAAAGCATGAGTAAAAGAATTAACTAAAAGCAACTTTGCATTATTAAGTTTGCACCAGTTTTGTACTTCGACAATGTTTGAAATAACTTCTAAAGCTTCAGTTACAGGTGAGTATACTTCAGTAGCATATCCACTCCATAAGTTCTGTAGACCAATTTCTTCGCTATCAGTTATAGTTGGCCATATTGTATGAAAATAGTTATGACTATTGTTCAGACCTTTATTAAAAAAGTCAAACCTAACCATTTGACCTACGAAGAATATTACTATTTTTTCTTTTGCTACTCCTAAGTTTAAGTCTGGATGAAGAGTGGTTAGAGCTTTTACTGTTGCTCTGTTTCCGTTACCTCTATATCCTAAGTTAATAGGAGTATAATCAGGAAAATGTTTTTTACATAATACATTAACGAAAGCATTATTATGTTCCTCTTCTCTTAAGGAATTAAATTCATCAGACATAGGATTAATCATAGTCATTTTAGATTCTGACCAATCATATTTCTCCCATGTCTCTTTCGATACAGCTCCTTGACCTTCGACAAAAGAATCTCCTAAAGCTATAATTAACTTAGAGTCTTTATTTACTTTTAAACTTTTTCTGATGCTGTATTGCATAATCTATTAAATTTGTGAAATCCTTTTGGAGGTTTAAAAAGAGCATTAAATGTTAAAACGTTTCTATTATATTTCAATCTAGATTTCATCCAGCGAAAATGATTATGCCATTCGTTATTATCAGCTAAAGAGTTAATGTTTTCTACTATAGCATCTAATCTTTCTATATTATCTAACTCATCATAAGATTCATCAAATAAATTATCAAAAGTAAGGTAACCTAGTTTTTTTAGTTCTTTCAATGAACCTTTAGCTCCTAATATTTGAAATGGATGACTACATGCTATAGGTTTAAATACTTTTTCTGATAAAAATACAGACTGTTGAGAATCGTCAAATTGAGCTTCACTAACTATAGTACACCATGAATTTAACATTGACTTTTCATTTAGTCTTGCAATCTTATCTCCAGGGTTAGCTAAGTTGTCTGTTCCATCCCAACGCATTGGGGTAAACTGATGTGAATGTTCTAACTGCTGTACTTCAGGAGACCAGCCGTCTATGTCTACAGCTTCGTGAAGTACTTCATCATTCCAGGGGTTCATACTTATTAATCCATCAGGAAGTAACCCTGCATGAAATAGTTTATTAAAAAGTGCTATTCTATGCTTCCTAGGTTTACGGTTTAGGAAGTTATAAGGTTTAATTAATAGTGGATTGTTATCTTTATATTTAAGGTGGTCTTCATAAGTAGGAATATTTTGACCTTTCCTATTATAGTGGTCTATGTTAAGGTATACATCAAATTCAAAATGTGTATACCCAAGTGTCTGAATACATTTTTTACCTGTCTTTTTTTCCCACTCTTCAGCTCTCTGTTCTAGTTGAGCATTTCCTGTTGTAAGTATTATGTTACTCGGATCAATACTTAATCTAACCGCTTCATCGTAAAAGAAATCAAATAGCCAATCAGTATGGTAGCCCTCAAGAGTATTATCAAATAATATGTATGCTCTTCCTTCTCGTAAATGCTTAAGGTATGTATCGCTAACTAGATCAAATATAGTGCTATATTTTCCTGCGTATCCTGCCCAAGTTAGAGGAGATTCATGAACTCCTACTGGGATAATATATTTAATGCTAGGGTCTTTAACTACATCTTCTACAGAGTATGTATTAATATTCCATTTTATCTTATCTTCTCCTGATTGGAAAAATATCCAATCTTCAGTTCTCTTTTCATGAAGGCTTCTGTGTTCTGTCTTCAGTATATTTAACCTATTAGCATACGGAGACAAGCAAATTCTTTCATTGCCATTTTTATCTTCACCTGCTAGGTTAAGAGATGTTTCTAAATTTTCAAATACTAGGTTCATCTTTCCAGAAACTATATAGTCCTTTATCTAATTCATAATTTTCCCAAAAGAATCTTTTTCTTTTTGGTTGCTGTTGTGCCCAATCCCACATTTCACTTAAACCTTCGTTTAACTCTACGGTATATTCGTATCCTAATATCTCCTGTGACTTTGCCCAGGTTGGATAAGCATCTTTAACTTCATGTCTTCCTTCTACATGCTCAACTTTACCGTTTTTAATAACATCTCTAAGAATAGCATTAGATTCGTTAATACTGTGAAATTTAATTCCACCTAAGTTAATAATCTGTTTTGATGCTTCTTTTATCTTAGAAGCTTTATATAGAGGTTCTAAACAGTCTTCAATATTACTAAATGCTCTAGTCTGAGTTCCATCTCCAAATATTGTCATTGCTTGTCCATTCATGTATTGATACATCCAGATACCGAGAACGTTCCTATATTTATCCCATATGTTCTGCCCTATACCGTAGACATTATGAGGTCTAATAATACACCAGTCTAATCCGTGCTGTTCTCCAGCAACTTGAATATCCATCTCACAGGCGTATTTTGCAATTCCATACGGGTCTATAGGTTTAGGAATATCTCCTTCATCAAAAGGTCTTTTACCTTCCCAACCGTGACCGTATACTGCCATAGAAGACGTAAATACTAACCTCTTTACGTTAGCTCTTATACATTCATTAACTATCTTTGCAGTAGCAACAACATTGTTATTATAATTATATGTTCTTATAAAAGGGGAGAGACCTTCTGCGGCATATGCAGCAAAATGGTAAACATAATCCGGCTGATGTGCTGAAAAGATACCTTGGATGTTTTCACTCACTAAATCAGTCTCATAAAAGATAGTATCCTTGTGAACGTTCTCTCTAAATCCTCCTGATAAATTATCTATACCCACTATTTTGGTATCTGGGTAGTTTTTTCTGTAGTATTCAGCTAACCTACTTCCTAGTAGTCCTGCAACACCTGTAATTAGTATAGTTTCTTTACTCATTGTCTTGGTTTTGTTCTATTATAACCTCTCTGAAAGTACTTACTAATTGGTCTATTCCGTCTACATATTGTATAGGTTCTAAATCAATCAGCTCTTCCATTTTACTAAAGTCTACTTTGTAGCTCCTACTATCATCAGGAGAGTAATACTTAACAGTAAAATCTAATTTATTTCTCGTTACCATTTTAAGTATTAATTCCTGTTTAGTGGTATTCAAAATATTATACCCAATATTTAATATACTTTGGAAAGCATTTTTTTCTGCAAGTTCTTTTAGTACCCCGCAGAGAGTATGTATATTGATATTAGGTCTCCATGCTTCTGGATCATATACTTCTAAGTATTGGCTAAATAACACATCCTTAACAAAGTTATTAACAAGTAAATCATTTCTACCTACTCCTGATGTGCCAAATAAAGTTGATAGTCTAACTATTTTAAACCTATCTTCATCGTATTTTTTAAGTAGATTTTCAGAATCTATTTTTAGCTTAGAGTATAAAGAGGTTACTTTAGTAGTAGATAATTCATTAACCATATTCTTTCTGTAGCCGTAAACAGAACAGCTACTAAAGAAAATTACCTGAGTATTGTTGTTTTGGCAAATATCAAGGGTTGTTTTTAATCCTGCAAGATGAGGTAATGGTTCTTCTAAGTCATTTATTTCATTTAACCTAGGTGATGCCATATAGAAAACGTAATCTGCTTCATTAAGTTCAGTCTCATATCTACCTATATTCTTTACATCGTCATTAATTAACTTCACTTCATCAGGGTAACCAAAGTTTTGCCCATATGTTAAGTTATCAATAACTTTTACTTCGTGTCCAAATTGTGGCAGATAAGTCATTAGTTGACTTCCAATAAATCCTGCGCCGCCTATTAATGTAAATTTCATAATTAGTCTCTTACCATATCAGCAGTACAACAGTGAAAAGAACCTCCTAATGTTCTAGAGTGTCTAATCTTTAAGTCTAATGCTTCTATGTTATATTTTTTTAGTTCGTTAATTAATTCTGTTTGTCTATTATCCACACATACTGTATTCTCGTCTAATGAGATTAGATTTATACCTACCCATTCAGATGCTCTTAATACTCCTTTATATCCAATATCTACCATCGGAGGAGAATATATAATATCCCAACCTTTAAAGAGTTCTGGCATATTACTTTCGTTTATTCTTGACGGATTTACAAGTGCCAGACCGTCTCTAAGAATAGCAATCGTAGAATCAATATGAGAATACGAATACATATTTTCTAAGAAGTGGACCTTATATTTATCTCCTAGAATATTCTTTAACCAAGTATACCCTTTCTTGTTTCCTGTATTAGAATTTAAGTAAAGAATATCGTCATTATGTCTGAGAATATTAGCTGCATCGAATACAGGTTCTACTTCAGTTAATGTTAATTTATCTAAGTCATCTCTTTGATACGAATCATCAGTCAATCTCGGTTTAGGAGCGCAAACCCATTTGGTTCCTTTGTCCATATAATCAATAAACAGCTCTCTATATGCATCGTTCTCAAACTGTCTAGATCTTAACGTCATAGGTGATTCTATAAGGGTATCTCCAATGACTGTCATAGTATCTCTAGGGCAGAATGTATAGTATTGATCTGTTTCCCAATAGCCGTTAGACACAGTTTTTTTCGTATCTAGCAAATTAGGTCGGTGAACTTTCGCTCCGAAATCTTCTAATGCTTTTGCTAATAAATCTAGGTCTTCAACAGACTCTTCATACACTTGAGGATCAAATAAACCTCTTTCTGATGAAGGTATTGAGTTCTTATCTGCATAATTAATAGCATGTAAGTCAGTACCGTGAAATGGTTGGTTTGCATTATCTACTCTACCGACTATTACTTCTTTTAATTTACCGTATTCGTTTTTTACGTTAACCATTCTTAAATACTTTAAAACTATTTAGATTAGGGTAATTTTTATATGACCACTTCTTTGGTACCTTAGCTACTGCATCGTTTAAAGAATGCAATCCTTGAGTTGCTACCTCAGGAGTCATATAATAATGATATCCTATTTCTTCTATATCTTGTTGGGCCCATGGACCGTTTGAATTGTCTCTACCGTCATAAGTCATGCATCTTAATTTATGAGATGCCTCCCTATTGTCTGTTAGTATCATACCTCCTCTTCCTAAACTTAAATGCTTTTGGAATTGAAAAGAAAGTACCATGAACGTACCTTTAATATACGAATTTTTTTTCCAATAAACGGCTGAATCTATAATATTATTTGTAATATAGTAATAATCTTCCCATTCATCGTGAATAAATGTACGTTTAATATTTAGCTTATCTGCTAACATAGGTACGGATAGATAAGTATGATAAGGAACTAAGATTTCTTCTGCCTTTGTATATCTCAAAGCCAATTCTAATCCGTGTGTACAACAGTCTACTGCTACACCGTAATCAGCTCCATAGAACTCAGCAACTTGTTTCTCAAATGTTCCTACTAATCCAAAACTCATACTAATGTCGAATAAGTGTTTAATGACTTTACATACTCTCTCAATATTCTATCTTTACCTTCGTTTATAAAATTATAAGGTACTGGTCTCATTCTCTGAATTGATGATAACCATGTTGAATGTGGGGCACCAACTATAAAATTAGAGTTAGCTAAACACATCATATCTATTACGCTTTCTAGTGCAATTCTTTTAGAGCACTCAACATCTTCTAAGTTTACATTCTTTGTTAAGTAAGAAGGTAGTGAATTAATTACATCTCTTCTTGTATATATTCTTGCATTAAATTTTGTTTTAAGATGTATATATTCCTTTTCTAATAAGTCACAACTAATATAAAACTTTTGATTTGGTGTTTGTTCTAGTATTTCTTTTATTAAAGCTGCGTATTTGCTATCTTCCCAGTACTTGTAAATTGTATCATCTACTTGTGTATATTGAATATTATCTCTAACACTATCAGGAAGTTCTTTATAATTTTTATTTGTTTTGTATACTCCGTTTCCTCTTCTTATATGAAGACCTACACACCCTGTAGCTATTTGTCTGATAGCAGATCTTAGTTGGTGGTCTTTAATTTTTACACGGTGAAGTCCAGTAGGAATTTCTTTCTCATCTGCTCTAGCTAAAATCTTATCGATACAGGACCAATCAAAATCCACAACATATCTATTTTCTGGAAGATCGTAGTCTATGTAATCAGAAGTGTTCAGAAACTTATCCACTTCTTCGTTGCCTATTACTGGCAATTTAGTAATCTCTTTAGTATCGTAATTGAAATCGTAATTAGCTAACCAATCAGTTACTTCATCGTCATCACCTTCTAGTTTATAAATCTTTTCTGCTGGGAATTCTAAGTACTCGGTTTCATGCCAATACTTGTGTTCTAGTTGTAAGAAATGGTCTGTAGTAGAAGCGTTCTCTAAAACATAACAGGCATCCCAGTGTAGTAACCTATTGCCGAATCCTGTATCATAAGGTGTGTGTCCACCACCCCATGGTTCTTTAACTCTAATATACCTTCTATTTATAGGATCTTTTGCCATTTTACTTTCCCTTTGCTTTTTTTATTTCTCTCTGCTATTGCAGGTGGTAATGTTTGTTGTTTTTTCTTTCCTATATCTGGTTTATATTCTCCTGATTCGAAGTGAGTAATCCTACCGTCGTTTACTTTAACATCAGGTATTGATTGATCTACTTCTATAGTGTCGTACCATTCAACTAAGTCGGGGAAAGCTTCCCTAATGTCATGTCCTTTTCTTTTATCATATTGTTCATAAAAAGATTTAAAATCATGATAATGTTTTTCTTTATCTTCTTCTGTTTCTACATGACCTTGCTCTACTACATCAATATAGTCTATTAATCTTTCGATTTGAGCTTTTTCATGATCCATCATCAATGGATGATCTTTTTTAATTTCGTACCAATCAGCTAATTTTTTATGTAGTTTCTTTTTTTCACTATCTGGTAAGTTTAATGGCGACATAAATGCTGGCCATCTAAGTATGTTCAAATCAATACCTGGGTTATTCATACCGTATTTTTCCTTAAGTACGAACATATCATCCATAAATTCAGTTATAGAATATAGACATAATGAGTTGATAGTCATCATACAAATTACTTGTCTGAAGTTTCCTTCTTCTATTACTTTAACTAGATTATTTCTCCATACATCCCATACTAACCCATCTCTAATATATTCTGCTTGTATACCAAATGCTTCACAAGAAGTATATAAATCAAACTCTTTAATAGGGAGTGTATTAGACATATCAATTAACTTATTAATTAACTTATCATGTACTCCAAGATTAGAGTTAACAGCTAGTCTAAGATTAGGTGCAGGTGTTTTCTGCATAGTCTCTAAAAACTTCCAGAAGTTAAACGATGCAGAAGGTTCTCCACCGGTTACTCTAAGTTCCTGCAAGCCAGGAGCAAGTGTTGGCCACCATTCTATAAATGCATCTACATATGGATTATCTTTATTATTCTTACCAAAGATATCTGCCCATGAACCATCTGAATGATATGCTCCTGCTGATGTTGTTTTAAATTTCTGATAAGGACCGTTTTCTTCTATGTCCTTAGCCCATGTAGTTGAGTACCCAGTATTACAATACGAACAAGCAAAGTTACAAGTTCTATCAAAAGATACTTCTACGGTCTTTAAAGGTATGTCATAATCCCATGGCAGTTCAGCTAGTTCAGCTATATCTTCATCAGAGTATATTCTACTCTTAAAAACTCTATCTCCTATTGAGTCGTTTCCTATATCTTCTACTTTCCAACAATATGAACACTCTGCTGGTCTAACACCTTCAAGCATCATTTTACGTATCTTCTTTTTGAAAGCAGTATTATGTAATGCTGAAGGATTAGTTTTAATCTCTTCTAAATCTATTGGATGAGGTAAAGGTAGGTGACAGGAGTTAGTAAACCCATGTCCTAAATGTAAAGATGCATTGTACCATTTTGCAGCACAAAAACTTTCACTAACAGAATCTAAATGTTCTGTTCTCCATTTTACTAAGTTCTGATCTGCCATTATATTTTATTCATAAAGTTACAATCTCCAGTTAAATCAACTGATTTATCGTATATATACTCTTCAAAGGTGTGATGGCAAAGTAACTTATCTTCTTGCGTAACCTTAAATTCGTACAACTCTATATCAGTATAGTTTAAATTATATCCATTTTTAGGGAAGTTTCCTGCCCCAAATATTATATGAGGATCCATTTCAGTTGCAAATGCCTTTTCAGTCAAATCAACCTTGTGTACCTCTCTACTATTAATAAATACCGTAAAACTTTGGTTTGGAATGTGCTTCCATGTAATTTTTAACCTTACATCGTCAAATACGGCAAAAGGTAAATCCCAGTACTCTGTTTTCTTATCCTCATTCATCATCGTAAACAGTAACCTACCTTCGTATATATCGATTGCTGTATAGTGAGGAAGCAATGTAAAAAGAGTTCCTATAATACCTTCTACCTTCTTGATTTTCATATCTACATATACTTCAAAAGGATTCAACCCAGTAAGTACTTTATTTGCAGGATATTCTGGAAAGGTATCACATATATGACTTGGCCAAAAGACCCATGGATTACCACTACTTATATTTAGCATACATTTTATCTAATTTAGGAAAAGTCTCTAAGAAATTAGTTCCTCTTCTCTTATCTAATTCATCAACAAATATTACAAAGTCTTCTCTATTCTTTTCTTTATCGTAAAGAGCACTATGAGCTTTCGAATAATCGTATATTCGCTTTATCTTTTGTATCTCAACATTTGTAAAACCATATGCCTCGTGACTAAACTCTTTCTGACCATAGTATAAAGCTTTCTTTGCAGCTTCGAGTATAAGTTCCTTATGCTCTTCTTCCAATATACGAACTGAAAGGTGATTAGGCCACCTTAAGTACGAAGTATCTAGTTGAATAGCTGAAATACTGTATCTCTGACCATTGTGGTACTTCTTTTTAATCTCAAATATCTTATCTACTAACTCTCCGTAAGTAAAAACAGATAAAGCATTAAAAGTAGCCATAACATTAATCGTTACTTTAGGTAATTCAGTAAGTATCTTTTCTACATTTACCCAGAATTTATCATAATCCAGTCCATACCTAGTATATTCAGCTTGTGACTTAGTAGCTTCGACAGATGTAAATACTACTAATTCTTTTACCTTATCGTTTTCACATATGACTTTTGCTTTTTCAATAAACTTATCAATTAAAGCATCGGGTACTCCAAGATTAGTATTAATTGATAGAGCTAACTCTGTGTTAGGTTCTTCTTGTTCGATTATATAGTCTAATACCTTAAAGGTATCCTTCGCAAGTAGAGGCTCTCCTCCAGTTATTCTGAATGTATGTAGATCTCTGTATAAATCTGGCCACCATTTCCAAAATGCATCTACGTAAGGATTATGCTCGGAGTGCTTATACGGCATTTCACCTTTCGCTCTTAATTGTTCTATACCGTTAAATTTGGTAGAAGTTGGATATGCTCCATGCTTCTCAATTTCATCAACCCATTTAGATGAGAATTGTGGACCACAGTAAGCACATTTAAAATTACATGTATTTGAAAAAGATACCTCTACGTAGCGAGGATTAAAATCATCTCTCCAGTTAGCCTTAACGATATCATCATAACTTTTGATAGACCAAGGCTCTGAAGATTTAAATACTCTATCTGAAAATGAGTTAGAGTTATCTTCTACGTTCCAACAGTAATTACACTCTTCAGGTCTTTTACCTTCAAGCATCTCTTTCCTCTTAAATTTTTTAAATTTAGTATTGTGAAGAGCTGTTGGATTACGTTTTATTTCTGCTTCTTTTATTTTATGAGGAGAAGGGTGATGGCAAGAATGAGTCATACCCATAGACAGGTGGATAGTAGATTGTGTCCATTTTGCAAGACACATACCACAGCCTACTTTATCTAACTTCCCTTTTACTTCTTCTGATGTCATAGTTTTATATTGATCATTTTAGCCCAAGGTGTTAGTATGTCTTCACCTACTAGTTCATATTTAAGTGAGTTTATTCCATCTAATTTATAATCGATTTCATCTTGTTGCATTTGAAGTACATATCTACGCTCGTTTCTTGCTGTTGTTTCTCCTTTTGCGAACTTTCCGTTAACGATTCCTTCATCTTTGTGAGGTAAACATCTAAATCTACCGTCAGATCTATAAGGTAATATTGAGTTTGGTATTTTAATGTCCTCTACTTTTGTTTCAGTCATATACTCTTGAAACTCAGTTTGAGGATTTTTAAAATCTATATCAATAGTTAACTCGTCTTTAGGTATAGTAGTCTCTAAGTTACTCACCTCTTTAGGTGTTAAAGCTCTTTTCCACGCAAACACCTTAGCAATATCTCCTTTGAAGAATTTTATAGTACTATCATCCGGTTCTGAAGGTGATGTACCGATATACCATGGCTCTGAACCGTAGTTCTTTAATCTACCTTGAAACTCTAATGGTGATTGAGAACCGAATCCTCCTCTAGTATCTACTTCTGAGCCATTAAGGTAGAAGTGTGATTTTCTATCCATCGAATCAAATACAGCAGTCACCCAAGTCCATTGTTCATCGTATCTTTTTACCCACATATAGTTATGTTGATGAAAGTTGTTCCAATACGTTAACGAAATGGCTCTAGAATTATTAAATCCAATACCGTAATCATATCCTTTAACCCTTATAACTGGGTATTCAACATATTTTCTTTCGTTACTACCGATCAAGAATATAGGGTTCTTATCAGGTTGCTGTCTAGCTCTCATTAATACCGAAACTGTGTGTGATCTAGAGTTTAGGGATCTCATAGGTTTAGTAAACGGTACTTTGATAAATGAATTATCTCCATTAAACCTCTTATAGGGTTGAGAGGTGAGAGATTCTTGAATATATGTGTTATTAGTTAGACCTTCTTTATTACATCTCCAAAATAGATCATCGTCTTCCATTCCCCAATCCCAATATTCATTAGAATATCCATTAGTGGCTTCTACTTGTTCTTTTGAAAATACTACAGCTCCACCAAAATACTCATGGTATTTAAGACCGTAGTTCATTTGTGATATCTGTGTAGCAATGTGCCTAGGACCATCTTCTGGAAAGGAGTAGTCTGCACCACCGCCTTTTTCAGGTATCATATCTATATCATGCCATACAATATGTGTACATCCTTCTTCGAAAGCATGTTTAGCAGCAATGTTTTTAGTTGCTCCTCTATTGAATAATTTATCATCTACTTGATGACAAAAGTACATTTGAAAATCGATATTTTGCTCTTTTAAGTACTTACCTACTTTAGGTATAAACTCGTTAAGGTGCATTTCTCTATTACGATAAGGTACACATACTCCTAATTTCATAATTTAACTGTTAATTGGGTTATATTTCTAACATTTGAGTTAGATAGTATCCTATATTTTAATGTAGTTAAGCCATCTTGTTCTAAAGTAGTAGATCCGTACATAACTTCATTCATGAACTTTAACTGATTATACCTGGTTGTAATGTCTTTCCATCCTGTTGTCAAGAATCCATTATCCTCGTGATCTAAGGTCTTGTAATCACTAGTTCTTCTGAATGGTACTTTAAGTACTCTATGTTTAGGTAAGTCGTATTGAACAACTTCACAGTCTACTATTTGACTATGCTCCTCTAGCTTAGCTATATCGATTAACTTATACTCTTTTATAAATTTAGCGTCTCCATATGATACTAAATTACCAGCACTTTGGTAGCTTTCAAAGTTATCTGCTAATCCAAAGTATTTGTTGTTTTGAACAGTAACTATTTCTTCATACGTTAATGCTTTATTCCATACAGCATAGGTATTAATATACCCTTTGAAAAAGTTATTATCTTCTTCTCTATCTGGGTCTGTACATCCTATATAAGCTTTACCTGCTTTATCGTATAGTCTCATAGGATTTTTTAATACCTCCGTACCTATGTGTTTAGCATTTTGGTATAATGAAGCAGTGTTTTTCTCTTTATTATACACAAAAGTTAACGTAGTCTTGACATTAGGTACTATATTAGAGTATATAAAATGGTGGTTCTTTTTGCTATCAAAAAACTCAACAGCAAACCTCCTAAAACTCGTATACATTATATTAAAGTCAAAACCTGGTATGCCAAAGGCTACGTACTTATCTTCTCTCTTATTAGAGTCTAATGTATAACCTTTAGGTTCTAATGAAATATGTATAGAAAAATCACCTCTGGTTCTAATCCTATTAGGAACTTCAACATAAGAACTAACTCCGTTTAATTTTAAAGCTGCTGTGTTAGGGCCAGCATCATTTAGAGGAAGCTCGTCTAGCTTAATTCCTTTAAGTCTACATCTATGCAGTAAGTCATCATCTTCAAATCCCCATCCCCAATACCTATTAGAAAAACCATTTATCTTTTTAAAGTCTTCTACTGGAAACATTGTTATGCCTCCAAAGTATTCCTCAAACGGTATATCTTGTGTAGCTAAATGTACAGGGTGATCAGCGTAAGAATAGTCCACTTTCTTAGGTAACATATCTACGTCGTGAAATACGACATAATCACATCCTAGTTTTTCTGCCTCTTGAAATCCTATGTTTAAAAGTTTACCTCTATTGAAAGATTGACTATCGTCTTGCTCTACTACTATTAGTTCATAAGGAATTTTTGCTCCATATAACTTAGCTTGGATAAGCATTTTAAACTTCAAGAGATGATCGTACCTGTCTCTGTAAGGTACAATTACTCCGAGTTTATGTACTGCCATTATTTGTCCTTGCCTTCAGTTAGATTATTATGCCATTCTGATAAGTAAAACTGTATTCTTCCGTCCCAGTCTTCTTTGTCGATTTCTTCAAACCATACAGTTAGAGCATCTAATGATACAGCGATCTTCTCTAACGCTTTAGTTTTTCTTTCTTCGATTAGAACTTTTTCAGCTTCTAATACTTCTTTGTCGATTTTTGCACTCATATTGTTATTATTAATTTACGTAATTCATCCCAGTGTGGGTAGTCTTTATATTCAATATACGAATTTTCTTTTAAATTAGCAACTAAATATTCGGGTTTAGTTATATCTATTTTCCAATCTGTTCTTGCAATAGCTCTATACATTTTACTGTACTCCTTAGAGAATGCGTAATCTTTTTTTATTTCAGCAACTTCTAACATTCTAGTTAAACATGTACTATCCCATTTAAAGTGATGAACCTGAGTGAATACTTCTTCTACTGGCATTCTTCTTGGGTGGCTAGATCCCCAGCTATTAGTACCGTCATTAAATGAAGCGTAATGTTGCCCGGGAGTAACTTCTTGATAACCTTTCATTAATGTACATTTATTAGGGCAGGCTTTTGACATAGGATATCTAAAGAATCCTGCTAAAGGAAATGCTTCGTGAATATTAGTGTCTGCTGTTACTTTAGGAAAAGTACCATCTATACCTATTCTATCTATGAACCCTCCTGTAACAAAGT